TGGTGACCCCGCCCGCCTTGTCGTGGTTAGGCTCTATTCTCCTTGCTCTTCTTGCTGGCTTCTTCGGCTTGCTTCAGGCGCTCGTAATCGTCGTAAGTACTTGGTATTGCGAACGCTTGCCCCGTTCTAAATGCTAGCGAACTGCGGGCCATGCTTCTTTTTAAGAAGTCATTTGTCTCAAGGACTAGATTTGGGTAATCCTCGGGGGCTTCGGGGCGGTTGTCGTCGTCGGCTCCCCACTGGTATACCTGTCCATGATATTCTAGCGTTATCGCTCCTGAGCTCTCGATGCGGAGCTTGAAGTTATCGGTACGGTTGTCAAGTCGGTACTCTTTATTTGATTTGCCGTACTTGCGTTGCTCTATTATTGTGCCGTTGTCATAGACCGCAAAGACCTTTCGCTTGCCATTAGAGCAATAAGAGCGGTAAAGCCCGTGCTTGTTTCCGTGCTCGTTGAGTGTGTACTCTTCGGCTTTGTGGGACCCCCACCGACTATCGGGGTAGTATCTTATCACTCTTCGGCACCCCTCAAATACTGTGCGCTTTAGAGCCTTGGTGCCTGCGCTTAGGTCGGGCAAGTCGGGTGCAATTGTTTCCACTTCGGGGGCTGGTGTCACCTCTTCGGGTGTGGTTGTCGCCACAGGCGTTGGGGCTGGCTTGCTTGTCGGTTGCTCCTCTTCTGTCGTTGCGGTCGTTACCTCCTCGGGGGCTGGTGTTAAGTCCTTGAAGAGTGTTGACCCCGTCACCTGCATTATCTCGACCCCGTCGCGGGTTTTGAGCTTGTAACCATCTCGGGCACTGTTGAGGTATATTATATAATCGTTTGGGTTTGCGTTTTTGTTGCTGGTATTGTATGTAGTATTCATAGTAGTATTCTTTTTTGGTATTGTTGTTTTGTAGAGTTGTGGGGGCACTGATAAGCGTGCCCCCGTGAAGTGGTTACTCTGGTAGCTCGCAGTCCATCCAGTACTGATATAGCTCCTCGGTCGTATCAAACTCTCGCACGAGCCCCGTACTGTCGTACACCTTGCTACATAGGGACTCTATGTAGTCGCTACTTGTGTCGTCTATTTCACCCTCGATATACTCGCTAAGCTTGGATATATCGGTATCGTCCTCCTTGTCGTACTCGTCCATAATACGTTCTACTTCCTCGGGGGTCCAGTCGTAGGATAGGATATACTCGACTATATCCCTAACCTCTGATAGTGTCTCTATCTCGTCCACGTGTATAGAGGTTGAGCACTCAGAGATGCGTGAGGCTAGGCTCATAAGTGCCTTGTCTCGGTCAGTCCACGGGTGTACGATTGCAGCCGCGTCAATGCCTAGGCTTAGGTATCTAACGGAGTAAGTTTTGTTGGTCGTGTTATTGGTTGTATTATTGTTGGCTTGCATAGTTGTATCTGTTATAGGTTGGTTATAGGTGTTTGGTGAGTGGGTGCCACTTGTTTCAGTGGCACCCCGTGAAGTGGTTAGGCTGTGAGACGTATCTCTTTGCCGTCCGTCAGGTTATATATCGCTATCTGCTCATTTTTGAGCCCCTTAGCTATTGCGGTATCCTCGTCGTACTCGATAACTACACTGTCGTAGTAATATCGACCTGTAGCAGTATCTAGCCACCCGCCAAAATTTAGCCCGTGGCGTAGGCTGTGGTAAGTCGTACGCATCAGCCCACGAATCCCGTGGCTGTCTTGTGTCTCTTTGACGGCTATACTATACCCGTCGGTAATTGACTGCATTTTGCGGTCTACTGTGTAACCGTCCCGGTTACGTCTGGATACCTTATATACCTTAGCAAGGTAGTAAGGTGTTTCGGCTGCAGCTCTGAGCGCTTTAAGCGCCTTTTTCGCTGTCTTCTTTGCACTGTTCGTGCGGTTGTCGTGCTTCTTCATTTTGATTGTTTTGGTTTGTAAAAAAAAAGCGCCCTGCAATGTGGGGTGAAGAAACACGACATAAAAGTCAAGTTAACCACAAAGCAGGGCAATGAGTATGTTTTTGACTAAGGTTGTGACAACCTTGTCGTGTTTCTTCAATGGCAAAGGTACAACAATTTTCGAAACCTGCAAGCGCTTTCGCAAGAAAATTCGAAAATAATTTTGCCTAGAAAATCAAGCGACTATATTTCAACTACTTACGACTTGAAAGTTATATCTATTTCCGTTTTTGTTTTCCGCTACTTGATCCGATTCGTTTGCTTGTGGTCGTGTTATCGTGTTGCGCTGCTCTTGCTTGTCGTGTTACCTACTCTTATATAGTGTATAGTCGTGGCACGTCCGTGCCGTCCGTGGTGCTTGCTTGTATCTCCTGTTATTTGGCGCTTGCTTGCCTCGTGGTGCGCTTTTGTTGCTCCTTGTGGTATGTTGTGCGTGGATCGTCTTACGGTCTCTTATATCGTCTTATAGTGCCTTGCTCGTCTTGTCGGTCGTGCCGTCCGTGGTCGTATCGTGGCACGTTGTTGCGACTCTTGTCGGTCGTCTTATCGTGCCTGGAGTGGCCACGGCACCCCCGTGACCCTCAGGAGGTCAGGCACCCGACCCTCAGGAGGGGGGGGCGATTTTTCGAAAAGGGGGGGAGGGGCTAACCGAAACCCACCCCGTCCCCATTTTCATGCGCGAGGTCGAAAAAAATGTGGTTTTTCAGCGAAAAGCGGGTTGATAAAGTCAAGGAGATAGTGGAGAAAGTCAAGGAGTGTCGTGAGTGATTGGGGAAAAGAGGTTACGAATTTGAGGAAAAGGAAAAGATAGTAAGGAAAGGGCAATAAGGAAAAGTGGCGTTGTGGTGCGATTTTGGGTAGTCAATTGAGCTGAGTTGGCTGTTTTGGGGGTGTTTTTGGGGGTTGAGGTGGCTTTGTTGTGCGATTTTTGGTAGTCAATGGGTCTTTTTGGGTTGTGTGGAGAAAAGGAAGTCCCGCTCACGAGACCGAGGATATGTAAGAGAGCGGTCAACGGAGCGGGACACACAGACAAAAGTAAGCGGACTAACGCTTAGACTGAAAAAAGCAAAACGATCTTAACCTCAAACCAATAAAACGTGGCAATAAAATATGCTACGACAAAGGTAGCGAAAGTCTAGCAGGTAACTCAGTCGCAAATCTGTTTGTTGGTACTAAAAAAGCGTGTTGCGGTGCTTATAGGTAGTAACAGAATGAGTACCAATGGCTAGAAGAACGACTAGTAAGAAGACGCAGGCGAAGAGCCAGCAGGCACCGCAGGTGGATAAGGTGAAGGAGATATTCCAAAACATAAAGGCGGTGCTGACGGAGCTAAAGCTGTATAGCGAGCTGTACGATAGTCTGATAATGAGCTGTGCGCAGATGATTTACTTGCGTGATGAGGCTTTCAAGTCTATGCAGGAGTGCGGTGTGACCGTTGAGGAGCATACGAGCTCAGGAGACACGAGGTTGAAGATAAATCCCGCTTTCAATGCTTACCGAGATACGACTAAGGAGTTGCGGGGTGCTTTGAACGACCTCGCAATGAATGTGCGCGCGTCTATGGCACCGACCGAAGACCAATTAGACCGTCTGACCGCCAATCTAGATCGTATTACGCAAGGGCGATGACGCTAAAGGAGCAGGCGACCGAGCGCATCAAGGGGTGCAAGCTCCCCGCCAGCAAGTGCAAGGAGGCGGACGCAAGGCTGTACACTTACCTCTTGGGGCTGAAGAAGTACCCCGAGAGACACAACGCCTATGAGCTGTTGGCAGGTGTGCGCTTTGTCGAGCTAATGGATCGGTACGAGTGGCGACCGCTAGAGGTCAAGCGATTTGTCGCCTTTTACGAGTACTTGCAGTTCCCGGGCAAAAAGGGCAAAGAGCGGTACAAGCTCACCCCTGTGCAGGTGTTCCAATTCGCCAGCATCATGGGCTTTTACCACAAAGGCACGGACAAGCGACTGACCCGTGAGGCGCTGCTCTTCGTGCCGAGGAAGTTTAGCAAGACAACCAGCGTGGCAGCACTAGCGGTCTATGACCTCCTCTATGGCGATAGTAACGCTCAGTGCTATGTAGGGGCGAACAGCTACAACCAAGCGCAGATTTGCTTTGCGGTGATTAAGTCCGTACTGAAGAACCTAGACCCTAAGCTGAGACGCTTCAAAGTCAATAGGGAAAAAGTTTACAATCTCATGGCAGGCAAGACCAGCTTTGCCGAGTGCCTAGCGTCTCGCAGTGATACGCTAGACGGACTAAACGCTAGTACCGTGATACTAGACGAGTATAGCCAGAGCGAGAGTGCCGACCTCAAGAACGTACTCACCAGCTCAATGGGTGCAAGGCTCAACCCGCTCACAATCGTGATAACTACCGCCAGTGACAAGACCGCCACCCCATTCTACGAGATGCTCAGCCTCTACAAAAGCATCTTGCGAGGTGAGGTCGAGAATGATAGCGTCTTCGCTCACATCTTCGAGCCAGACGAGGGAGACGATGAGGGCGCCCCCGACACGTGGCGCAAGGTACAACCGCATATCGGTGTGACCGTCTATGAGGACTTCTACGAGAGCGAGTGGACGAAAGCGAGAATGAGTTCCTCCGATATGAAAGAGTTCCGCAATAAGCTGTTGAACATCTTTGCAGAGGATAGTGCTAAGTCGTGGATAGAGGGCAAGGAGATAGAGGCACTCTATCTACCCGAGGGGAGTGTGGAGGATTACCGCAATGTGCGCGCCGTGTGTAGTGTAGACCTCTCCGTTGTGGACGACTTCTCCGCAGTGACCTATCTGCTCTATATGCCTGGTCGTGTCGTGCCTGGCAGGGAGGTGTCCGTGCCGTTTCACAGCATCACTGAGTACTACTTCCCAAAGGGGCAGATAGGCAGCCACCCGAATAGCGAGCTGTACAAGCGTTGGGCAGAGTACGGCTATCTGCATTTGGTCGAGGGTAGCGTGATTGATTATAGGCGCATCGTGGAGGATATACTCCGCAAGCCCTTTGCGATACTGGGTATCGGCTACGACAAGTACAAGGCGCGGGAATTTATTCAGATGCTAGAGTACACGCCAGGCGTAGGCAAGCAATTTCTGTATGACGTGCCACAGACGTATGGGGCTTTCACTTCGCCTGTAGAGAGTTTGGAGCTGACGCTCTACCGCAGGCAGATAACCTTTGAGCGCAACCCTATTACCGCCTATTGCTTTGATAATGCGGTGATAGACGAGGACAAGCTAGAGAACCGCAAACCTATCAAGCGTCAACCGCTGGGCAAGATAGACGGCTGTATTACCAACGTGATGTGCTTTTGGCTGATGCAAAACGTGCAGAGCGTTTGACAATGGTACTAAAAAGGGGGTGCCAAATGCTTATGGTAGAAAACTCTTAGCAAGACCGCAGAATGAAAGAGATATTACTAATCACAGCGACCACAATCGTCACGGGTATCATCGGAGCCGTCAGTGCCGTCTGGTCGTACTGGCGAGGGCGCAAGAAGCAGGCTATCGAGGTAGGTGTAGCTGGTACCGTAGCCCTCCGAGAGATGAACGAGACCAACACGATACTAAGCAAGCAGGTGAATGACCTGTTTGAGGAGGTCGTGAATCTTCGCAAGGACAATGCGCAGCTCCTCGCCAACCAAGGTACAATGCAAGTGCAGATAGGCAAGCTCAAAGAAGAGAATGCGCAGCTCCTCGCAACCAACACCAAGCTCCTAGAGAACCAAAAGCGACTAGAGGCGCAGTTACGCACACTGACCAAGCAATACAAGCAAAGCACGACCAATGAGTAAGTCCGTAGAGATACTCCGACAGCTAGTCGGTATGAGGCCACGAGAGCAGCGCGAGAACGAACCGTCCGTGCAGGTGTACGATTATAGTACGCCACGACTCACTGAGCGCATACAGACGGCTGAGCAGGCTATGTGTCTCCCGACCGTATATCGATGCGTGGATATTCTTAGCGGTACCGTGGCGATGATGCCGATGAGGTACAAGAGACGCTCAAAAGGCGACCTCTACAAGGTCTTTGAGGATAGTCCGACCTCCGATATGCTGAGCGGTATGGCGAACGACCAGCAGACCTTTTTTGATCTTATGGGTGCTGTGGTGGCGCAGAGGTTGCTCCTTGGTAATGCTTACCTATTGCCACATTGGCGAGCTGGTGAGGTGTATGCTCTGACGCTACTAGATGCAGGTAGTGTTATGTACGACCGCACCGAGCGGGTCTATCGTGTCAACGACTACAACAATGGCATCGTAGGTAACTACAAGCCGAGCAAGATAGTGCATATCAAGAACCGCAGTTTAGATGGCGGCTATACGGGTGTATCTACTATCCAGTATGCAGCCCGCACGCTCAGTCTGAGTGCCACGGCAGATAGTCAGACTCTAGACGGACTGAGCAGTGGCAATACCCAGCGCGGTATCGTGACGGGTGCCAACGTGGTACAAGGGCTGGGAGCCGTGCAGGATAGCTTTATGGAGAACGTGGCTAACCGCCTCTCTAAAGACTTTTCTAGTGGCAAGGCGATAGTCGAAGTGCCAGGCACTGTCGAGTTCAAGCCCCTATCGATAACGCCAGCCGATGCACAGCTACTAGAGACCCGAAAATTCTCGCCTTACGATATATGCCGATTCTTCGGGGTACACCCCGAGATGGTTTTCGTGAGCGGAGGTAATAGTAGCACGTATCAGAACAACGCTACGAGCCAGCTAAGCTTCTACCAGCAGACGCTCGCCCCGATACTCAGACAGATAAGCACCGAGATGAGTTGTAAGCTTATCCCCTACTCGCTCAGACGCAAGTACAAGCTAGAATACGACCTAGACGATGTCTTTGTGAGTGACCTCAAGAGCCGTGGCGAGTACTACGAGCGTGCTATTGGTAGCGGTATACTCACCCCCAACGAGGTACGCATCAAGGAGGGCAGAGAACCGATAGCAGGAGGTGACGTAACCTTTATGAGCTGTAACGTCTTCCGCCTAGACGGAGCAGGGGCTAATGCACCCAAAGCACCCGAGCCTCCCCGCAGTCCTAGAAACAACGATAAAACAACCAGCAAAGATGAGTAAGACAGATAGAGAAATCCGCTCCTTAGAGGGCGAAATAAAAATGGTCGGAGACGACCGCATCGTAGAGGGCTATGCCGTGGTCTTCAACAGCCGAAGCAACGAGCTGTGGGACTTTGGTGATGGCACCTTTGTGGAGGTTATCGAGCGAGACGCTATCACCCCCGAGCTAGTAGCTAGTAGTGATGTCAAGGCACTACTCTACCACAACCGAGAGCGTGTGTTAGGACGTAGCAACAAGGGCGTGGGGAGCTTGGCACTAGAGCTAGACGACCACGGACTGAAGTACCGCTTTATGGCACCCAACACAGCAGACGGAGACACAGCCGTGGAGCTGGTCAAGCGTGGCGACATCTCAGGCAGCAGTTTCGCCTTTACGGTGGCTACGGGTGGCTCTCGTATGGAGGAGCAAGCAGACGGCACTATCCTACGCACCATTACCAAGATAAGCGGGCTGTACGACATCACGCTGACCCCCGACCCCGCTTACAGCGATACGAGCGTAGCAGTCCGAGAGATGCAGGAGAAGCAGGAGCCAGAGCCAACAGCTAACAGCCAACAGCCAACAGCCAATAGCTTTCCCGAACTAGGAAATAGATACAAAAACTTAATCAACCCTTATAACAACAAGCAGTATGAATAAAAACGAGTTGCTTCTACAGAAGCGCGAGACGCTCCGCACAATGGAGGAGGAGCGCAAAGCAGGCAAGCTCACAGAAGAGCGTGCCAAGGAGTATGACAATCTCCTCGCAGAGGTCGAGAACCTCACGAGAGAGGTACGTATGGAGGAGGTGAACAAGCTCCTCAAACCATTCCAGCCTGAGCCCGAGCAGAACGAGCTCCGCGACCTACTAGTCAAGGCTGTCGAGGCACGTGAGAAGAGCAAGGCTCAGACCATAGAGCTACGAGCTAATGAGACGATGATGACCGATGTCAAGAGCGTCACGCCACAGCTCTACCAGCAGTTGATGCGTCCGCTACACGAGGCTTTTGTCCTAAACAAGCTAGGCGGTAAGGTGCTAACGAACGTGCAGGGCGAGCCTATCTTCCCCTCTATCGCTGCCATTGATGCGCAGTTTGTCGGTGAGGCTGTCGAGCTAACCTCTAAGAAGGTATCGCTCAAGGCTCAGAAGATGACCCCCAAGCGTGTGGGTGTCTCTCTAGATGTCACCTCTCAGTCCATCAATCAGAGCGCCGTAAACCTCCCCACTGAGATAATCGAGGGTATGAGTACGGGACTGACCCGTACTATCCACGAGTACATCTTCTCTGGCAAGGCTGTAGGCGGTGCAGGCGATAGCGTTATGAAGCCCGTCATTGATGCGGCTACTCAGTACGCACCCGCAGACCTCAACCTCAAGCTGGTGGTCGGTATGGAGAGCAAGCTACTAGAGCAGAACTTCGTACCCGCTCAGATGAAGGGCGCTTACGTGATGGGTGCCAAGGCTTATTGTGCCCTCAAGAGTACACCCGTAGAGAAAGGCAATCCGCAGATGCTCATCGAGGGAGATATGATGAACGGCTACCCCGTCATCGTTACGAACTTCATCACCCCCGATGCTATCATCTTCGGTTGCTGGGACTACCTCGCAGTGGCTCAGTTTGGCACGCCTCGCCTTGTTATCGACCCGATTTCTCAGGCTAACAAGGACGTTGTCCGCTTTACGCTGAACACGGATATTGACGCTAAGCTATTGATGCCCGAAGCGTTTGTCGCAGTCAAAGCTAAGGCAGGAGCCTAAGCAGTAGACAATAGCAATGGCACACGTCACCCTAGAAGATCTCAAGGCGCAACTCAACATTGAGTACGCCGACGAGGACGCTTACCTCACTCACCTCATAGAGGTGGGCGAGGAGGCTGTCCAGCTGTGGATCAATCGTCCCTACGAAGAGGTTTTGACCGCTGAGGGACGACTACCCGCACCGCTCCGTCACGCTATCCTCATAGAGTGTGCCCGTCTGTATGCACATCGAGAGGGTGAGACGGTACGCACCCAGGAGGTGCCCTTTACGCTCTCCGCACTGATACTTCCTTACCGATTAGAGCGATGAGAGCAGGGGTCTTAAGGGAACGCATCGATTTACTCGCTGAGGAGCGCGTGCAAGACGCTAGCGGAGCAGTCCGCAAGCATTGGCGCACGCTCGCCACGGTACGTTGTAGCAAGCTCAGAATGATATACCGCTATGACCGTGACGGGATTATCGGTAAGGAGGAGTTCGACCCTATGGGCGCACGCTTTATTATCCGCTATTGCCCCGTGGCAGAGCGAGCCGAGCGGGTACGCTATAGGGGTATACTCTTTCGTATCACAATGCAGGACTACAACCAGCGCGACCGCAGTATAACCCTTTACACCGAGCGTGTGAACCTATGAAAATGACCCTGACCATACCCCGCAGTGATCTCCAGCGCGTCAACGAAGCTTTGGGGCAGGTGGCACTGATAGACAAAGACCCACGAGTTGAAGCGGGCTTTTTGCAAGGTGCTAAGTACCTCAAGGAGCGTGGTCGTGCTGAGTATCTCAGGCGTTGGAAAGGTTTCGAGCATCGTAGACCTACACGCTTTGTGTGGGGCTTTACTGCCAAGAGCAAGCGTGAAAAGGTAGACGCTATCGCAGGACTAGGGAGCTTTGCGAACCACGCACACTTCCACGACCGAGGCACCAAGGCACGCTTTCAGAAGAAGACAGGTCAGTACACGGGACGTATGCCTGCCAGCTACTTTTGGCGCGACACGCTCACAGGTAGCGGTGCCAAGGCGCAGGAGATGGCCGTGACAGGAATTGTAGAAAAGGTAAACAAGCTATAATGGGAGGAGTATATCCAGTACGTTCGAGCGGGATTCCAGCACCCCCGCCCCCGAAGATGAACGTACACTTTGACAATAACACGCCTAAGTGGCGACTAGCTGAGTATATCCGTGAGCGGTTGCTCGCTTCGGACGAGATGCACCAGCTCGTGGGTGAGCATATCTACCCCGTCTATGCACCCGAGACCGAGGGCGACTTCGTCATACTCACCCGCAGTAGCTACAAGGCACGAGAGACCAAGTTCTCAATCCTTGAGTACACAACCAGCGTGATTATCGAGGTGTATAGTGACGACTACGCCCGAGGGCTAGACATAGCCGAGGCAGTAGACCGCCAGCTCACCAAGATACACGAAGAGGAGTACGGCAAGGGTGGAGTAACTATCACGATACAAGATAGTGGCGAAGCGCTCCACGAGGGGAGATTCGTCCAGATCCTAGAGTACGCAATTAAATAAGGCAATACAACTATGCCAGATCCAAACACAACAACACAAACAAATCCAACAACTATGGCAGTAACATACAGCGAGGCAAAAGACCTCAGGAAAGGGGAAGAGCTGATGATATTCGTCGGCGACAACCCCATCGCTTACACGACTAGCCACACGCTAGATACTACCGTCGACACCAAAGACGTCTCCAGCAAGATGTCAGGTGACTACGACAGCTCTATGCCTGGCAAAATCTCGTGGAGTATCTCTATCGAGGCACTCACGTCTACCACTACAGGGCACCAATCCAAAGACGAGCTTATGAAAGCCCTCGTACAGCGCAAGCCCATACGCATTATGGCGTGTGACGTGACTCGTGGCGTAGACACCACTGGTGCCAAGACCTTTGCCAAGGGGACTATCCACTACCAAGGAGACTGTATTATAACCAAGCTAAACGAGAAGTCCTCCAATGGCGAGTATGAGAGCTTTAGCTGTGAACTAAATGGTACTGGTCCCCTCCTTGACGGAGCAGGCAAGCCCCTAGGCTCTGATACACAGACACGCAGTGCCGTGAGCAAGGAACACAATGAGCCAGTACAGCCCAAGACGCCTTCCGCAGGCGGTGGCACCCAAGACGAAGAACACTTAGGCGTCTAGCTTGATAGCCAATAGCTAGCCCCGCCCCACACGACTAGTCAATCGAAGCAAATACGGGGCTTCCAGCACTAGCCACGGGGCGGAGATATAGCTACTAGAGATTAGAGGTTAGACGCTAGAGTTTAGACCTCTAATTTCTAACCTCTAAATTCTAATCTCTATTATGATAACAGTCCGTGACCTACTTCGCTACGAGCGTCTTTTGGGTCGTAGCATCTTCGCCGATGAGCCAGACGGGGCTACCATTATTTACTGCACCACGCCCGAAGCCTACACCCGCTATACGCTCGAGGAGTGGTCACGGACTACTCTTGGAGCCTCCGCCTTTATGGCTAAGGAGGCTAAGGAGCTAGCCCGAGAGCTAGCCGCACTACAGCAGTATAGCGGGCTAGACACTAGAGATGAGAGGTCAGAGGTTAGAGATGAGAAGTCAGAGGTTAGGACGCTGACAGACGTAGTCACCGAGCTACTTACCGAGGGCGTTGTACCTGCTGACTATCTGCTAGAGCGTGCCGAGCTGTGGGAGCTAACGATCTACATCGATGCCACACAGCGCAAGAGACAACAGCGACTAGAGCGTCAGCGCCTATGGTCGTATATGGGTCTCCTCCCGCACATTGACTCTAAGAAGATCAAGCGCCCCGAAGACCTCATACCCTTTGCGTGGGACGAGGAGACACAACCCACCACACACCGCACAGACGAAGACACCACCGATTGGAACGAAGCTCGTCTCAGAGCTTTTAGCCAATCACTATCCGCACAACACAATGGCTAGACTAAACCTCCCAATCGTCCTTAAGCTTGTCAAGGACGGTGTAGACTCAGGCATACAGCAGACGCAATCAGCTATTCGAGGGTTGCGCCTGCAGGTATCATCATTCTTTGTAGCTCTGACGGGTGGTGCCTTTGCTGTTTCGAGCTTTATCAGCAAGCTCAAAGAGGTAGCCCGTGAGACCAACCGAGCCCGCATCACGCTCAAGAACGTGAGTAGCAGTATGCAGGAGTTCGCACAGAGCGAGCGGTGGATAACCGACCTAGGGAACAAGTACGGTCAGAGCATCAACAACCTAGAGCAGAGCTTTGGTAAGTTCCTCGCCGCCTCTCGTGGTGCTGGGGTCGAGATAGGTACCGTCAAGAATATCTTCCAAGGATTGACGCAGGCGGTCAGTGCCTTTGGTCTCTCCGCCTCCGATGCTAACCTCGCATTCCTTGCAGTCGAGCAGATGATGGGCAAGGGCGTAGTCAGTGCCGAGGAGTTGAGACGCCAGCTGGGTGAGCGTATACCAACCGCTATGACCGCTATGGCGCGTGCCGTGGGTGAGCAGTACGGCACGGACGGCTCTGTGGCAGCCCTCCAGCAGAAGCTCAAAGCAGGAGCGATCAACTCAGCCGAGGTTATGGAGGTCTTCGTGCAGAAGCTCAAAGAGCTGAGCGGAACGCCTGACGTTGACAACCTAGAGACCTCCTACACACGCCTTGGCAACCGCCTACGTGAGATAGTCCTAGACTGGGACATCACGGGCAAGCTCAAGACAGCCGTTGACGTTATCAGCGGGCTATTGGGCTTACTCAAAGACCACTTCTTAGCTTTTGCAGGAGCCATAGCAGGCGCGGGCTTTGGCGGTAAGATAACCCGCACATTTCGCAACATAACTAATGCCAAGAAAGCGCAGGTCGAGGCACTCCAAGCAGATATAGCCAAGGAGAAAGCACTCTACGAGGAGAGCGTACAAGCGTACGAGCAAGCCGAAGCTAAGATGCAGGGCAAGCTCTACAACACGCAGGACGCTCTCTTTGGCGTGCAACCCAAGAAAGGCGACCTCTCCTATATAGCAACCCGCCAGAAGCGCATCGAGACAGCCGAGGCGAGCCACAAAGCACGTCTCCAGCAGATAGACGAGCGATACGCACAGCAGGTAGCCCGCATCAACGAGCGTTGCGACAAGCTTAAGGTGAGCGACACCGAGCGCGAGAGACGTAGGCACGACCGACTACGCACGGCACAGCTTAAGCGAGACGAAGCGTACGCACGAGCTAACCAGCAGATAGCCGAGCGCACCGCCAAGGCTAAGGTCGAGCTAGACGCACGCCAGCTCCAAGTGGAGCGCGACACAGCCAATAGACGCAAGCGACTATCTGAGGAGGTCACCGACCAGCAGATAGCCCTAGACAAATCCCGCACCGCCGAGCAGGAGCGCAGGCAGAAAGCCTCATTAGCGATACAAGCTAAGGAGGAGGAGCTACACATAGCACAGAGCAAGAGCCGATGGGCGTCTCTGGGTACAATGGTCAAGGGCGTATGGGCAGGCATCAAGACGGCTGTCCGCTCCGCCCTCTCTGCAATGGCCTTTGGGGCACTCTTTGCTGCTATTGGGTGGGTTATAGAAAATCTACAGAAGTGGTGGCGCGAGCTACACGCAGTCCAGAGAGCGCAGGAAGAGGTCAACAAAGCCATCGCAGAGGCAACCCGCACGCCCGAGATAACCGAGCTAGAGAGGCTCAAGCGACTACTGAACGATACCAAGCTAACCGAGGAAGAGCGCAAGAAAGTACAAGGGCAAATCAACGACAAGCTAGGTACAGAGTTATCCACACAAGGCGAAATAAACAAAGCTATCGAAGAGCGCATACGGCTACTCAGGCAGGAAGCCAAGGTAAAAGCACTTACCGACCTACTCACCGACTCAGAGAAAGAGTTGGCACTGTATGAGAGCGGGGAGAAGCCGAAGTACAAGCATAGAGCAGGAGAGAAAGTCTCCGCCTTCTCCCGCTCAATGATGGCGCAGGCAGGCTTCAACCCGACCGAGTACGAGAGTAAAGACCACTATACGCAAGGCTACATAGACGCAGTCAAGATACATGACGAGCGTCAGAAGCTCCTAGACAAAGCGGGTGTAGGGCTAATCAAAGAGGAGATTAAGAAGCCAACGGGCGACAAGCCGACATCCTCCGATGAGCACGTTAAGAACAATCCGCCAAAGGTCAAGTCCACTGCCACGAAGACCGACCCTCTCGCTGAGGCAGAAGCTGAGTACCGTAAGAGCTTACAGGAGGCGAGCAACCTATACAAGGCGGGACGCATCAGTGCTGAGGAGCTCCGCAAGGCTGAGAGCGACACCGCTAAGAGCTACCTTGACACCGTAGCCAAGCTACGTGGCGAGGGTGCCAAGTCTTTACCCTCGTGGCAGGACGCTATGGGACGGCTGGTCCCTGAGCAGAGTGCCTACGAGAAGATACTATCCGACCACAACAGCACGCTCACGGGCTACACGAACCGCCTAGAGAACGGCACGCTGACGCTAGAGGAGTACAACAACCTTGTGGCACAGCTCCTCACCGACACGACCAACCGCCTATCCGCTGAGAACGACCTCACAGAAGCGCAAAAGGAGGAGGTGGCGCGCCTACGAGCTAAGCGGTCGGAGCATATAGCCACACCCGAACTAGAGGCGAGAGATACCAGCTACGACTACAAGAAGAGCAAGCTACAGATACAGCAAGAAGACCTCCAGCTCCTACAGAACTACATCAAGAAGCTAGAGGAGGCGGTCAAGCTAGGGAGCAAGGAAGCAGAGCAGGTACTCGCTAACGCTAAAGCAAAGGCGACCTCTCTCGAAGACCTCATCAAGCTAGAGACCATACAGAACGACCTCTCCGAGCTACAAGAGAAACGCTTTACACAGACCTACCAAGGTATCAAGAGCATAGCCAGCGCCACGAGAGGAGCAACACGCGCTTTCAAGCAGCTGCGCTCAGTCTTTGAGGACGATGATGCTAGCGGGCTAGAGAAGCTCTTCGCAACCTTTTCGTCTATTGTGAGTATCATTGACAGTATCCTCTCGCTCATACGCACCTTTAAAATGCTGAGCGAGACTATCCAAGCGGTGACAGTCACTTCGCAGGCACTAGACACCGCTAAGCAAGCGACAGAGGCTACCTCCGTGGCGGTAGGAGCTGCCGAGGTGGCTACCTCGCAGGCGGTGCAGAGTGCTAAAATGGCGGAGATGGCCGCTATCATCTCCGCACGCTACGCACTACTTCCTGGCGGTCAAGCGCTCGCATCAGCTGAGATAGCAGGCTACACGGCACTGATACAAGGTGTCAAGGGGCTGGGAGCCTTTGCTGAGGGCGGTCTCGTGGACTTTGGTTCGCCAACAGGCGACCGCACACTCATACGAGTCAACAAGGGTGAGCGCGTCCTTACGAGCGAACACCAAGAGTGGCTCCAAGACCTAGCCAAAGGTTTTCAGGGTCGCAACGCAACGACTACCCCGCAACAAGTTACTGTTACGGGCGAGCTACGTCTCAGAGGGCGCGACCTCGTGGCATCTATCCATAACGAAACAAGACAGAGCAAACGATGAAACTATTACCCACCTACATATCCGAAACCTACACGCTCAGCGGTGACCCGATAGAGCTAGTCATATACAGCTACGACCCCCAGCACGACCTAGAGGAGGTCAAGATGATAGCCGACAGTCTTGTGATCTCTACCGCTACGAGTGGCAAGAGCATCACCCACGGCTTGCACGCTGGCCAGCTCCACGTATCACTATACAGCGAGAGCGACCGCATCTTTGAGTCGCTAGCCTCTAGCAACGACCGAGAGGTGTACTGTAGACTCAGACGCAATAACACAGTCCTCTGGCGTGGTATGCTAGACGGTGAGCAGTGGCACGAGCCATACAGCTATCGTGACGGCTATGCTACCGACCTAGTCTTCTCCGACTTTGGGGTGCTGGGTCGCACACGGCTCTCTGACGCTTGCGGGGAGCGCACCGTCTACACAATCAAGGGCTTTGTGCAGAAGTGCCTCGATGCTATCTATCCCGACAATCCAGGGCAGCTAACGATCCGCACCACGACCCGCACGCACAACCTGCTAGCTAGCCTGAGTCAAGTACTACACATAGACAACTCCAAGATAGACCTAGTCCTTGATAACGGGCTACTCTCTAGCGTTAGCCGTGAGGAGATAAGCCGTCTACCGTCCGACATGCAGTCGGTCACCACTGGCAATATCTGTGACGCTATCATCGACCTAAGTCATTGGCACAACGACAAGGACAGACCCGAAGACGAACCCGATGTACTGAGCATACTAGAGGACGTACTCAAAGCGCTCAACCTGCACCTATGGCAGACCACCACGGGAGACTATACGCTAGCCGACCACGAGGCACTAGCTAGTGACCCGCAATACTCCAAGCTAGAGGCGAGAGGAGAGGACGCTACCATAGAGACCACTGAGACCTACAACCGCCTGACCGTCACCGTAGACACCGACTTAGAGACCGACCTCGACAAGCCCGATATGACCAGCATCGAGGGCAGCGATATAAACCTCATCGACCTGAGCGACAAGGTGACACCCGTCACCGCCTGCACCATAACGCACAGTGCCAAGCTCACAAACCCAAAAGAACTATCTGACGGCACACCTAGATGCAACTATCACGCTTACCGCACCAAGAGCGGGAGCATCTCCACGAGCGACAAAGGCGTGGCGGTCGTATGCAACCCATTCACCATACCCTACGACTTAGGACAAGGCTACGAAGACTTTTGGAGCCTCACCAGCGGGTACCCACAAGTAGCGGACTTTGCACCAGCCGGCACCTTTACACCGATATGGACGGAGGAGTTTGACCTACCGCAGATAGACCTCACTACAGCCAGCGACTACTTCCTCGCACTATCACTAGAGATGCTCATAGACAATGGCTACAACCCATACCAGCGCGACCCCAAGTTCGAAGCAACAAGGGCAGTCGTAGCGAATATTACGAGTGACGTGTACGCTATCGAGCGATACCGCAAGCGAGTAGACCGCACGCAAGGAGTCAAGCAGTTACTTCTGGAGGCTGAGGTAACTTGTGGTGACTATCGCTTAGTCAATGTGTGGGACAGCATATACAGCCCCGAGGGTAAGTCTATAGGAGACACATTTGCCTTTCAGACGATGTGGGTCGCAAAGGACAAGAGTAGCGCACCCCTCTACATACCTTACCTAGGCATCAAGTACGGCACTTGGTGCAAGCCCACACGCAACTACTATTGGCAACAGATACTCGCACCGCAAGAGCTGCCCTCGCTACTCACAGCTCTACCACGTGCCACGCACAACGACACCCTCACGCTACCCATACCGCCCGTCACAAACGCCCCCATACGAGTAGCACTCAGCGGACGATTCAAGCAGCTTAGCGGGTGCAACAAAGACGGCTCTGTATCTATCACCGAGACCAGCCATAACGACAGCACCAAGACAGCCATTGCTATCGTAGCGAGACTCGCTAACCTCGTCTCCTACTACCTCCTGCGCAACCTCAAGCTAGAGCTAGTCAGACGAGACGAAAAGGAGGAGAAAGGCGAAGAGATCGTCCTCGCCTCCACACTCAACGAGCGAGCTTTCGAGACCCGCAAAGAAGACCTCGCACTCAGCACCGAGCCAGCCCTGCCTGCTATCTCTCGCACCCTACTACGCACCCTACGAGAGGAAGAGCGCAAAGGGTGGCTCACCAGCCTTTGGGAAAAAGCCTCAGGCAAGAAGCTCAGCCCGATAGTGACGCTGCCACCAATACGTGGCAAGCTGACTTGTGGCTCATTCTCAGGTACGCTAGAGGAGCTATTCATCGCTGAGCAGTACACCCACTACGCCACAAGGCGCAACCGCATCAGTGGCTCTTATGCACCGCCTGAGCGTATCGTCATACGCCACGAGGATAAGCAGTTCCTCGTCACTCAGAGCGATTGGGACGTACTGAGCGAGACCAGTCACCTAACCATTGAGGAAATCAAACCCGTAGACTACTCCCCAAAGCAGATAGAGCGACTATGAAAGAGTATCAGTACAGCATCATACGCCGAGAGTCACGAAGCCCCAAGCGACACCGCAACACCTCCACCGTATCGCAGAGTGACCTAGAGGCACTACGCCAAGAGCTCACAGACGACAGCCGTGGTACCGTGGACTCCATACACACCATAGACAGCGAGCTGCGCGAGAGCATCGCCCAGCTCGACCTCGTGGCGGGCTCCGTGGAGCGTCTCTCCGAGCAGTACAGCATCGAGGCATGCACTATCGGGTCGCCTATCCTCAAGAGCGACACAGACCAGTACGTCATACAGAGCCGCATCATACACACCCCCACGGGTACCGACTACACCAACCAGCTACTCATCTCCGCTCAGCTCATCAAACCCGAGTGGTACCGCATCAACCCCGAGGGGCACGACCGCACGGGCTACACAGACATTGAGTGGTGTGACAAGCACCGTGGCGACGCTGAGGTCGTCATCACCCGCAAGGACTTCGTGACCTCCTGCACCGTGGGGTACAAGATACCCCGCCAGCAAATCATCAACGCTATCAAGACTTTAGAACATTAACGACAACCCAACAATACTATGGCAACAGATCCAATGCTACAGTGGCAGAGCCACATCACAGATTCGACCGACCGAGACACCATTTTGGGCAACCTCGACTTCCTCGAGAAGTTTGGCGGTGCCATCACGGGCGACGACTCGCTCCAAGGCAACTTCGCCGCAATCCGCAAGGGAATCAACAACGGCACCCTCAAGCCTACCGACTGGAAGACCAGCCAGGACTTTACCGACATCATAACAAAGCTCAAACAAGCCTCCTCAGGTAAGCTCACCCAGTATGGTAAGACCATCTCCGATCAAGCGCAGAAGATCTCCGATCAGGCGCAGAAGATCTCCGATCAAGCGCAGAAGATCGAAGACCAAGGCGACACACTCACCCAGCAGGCGCAGAAGATCAAAGATCAAGCCGGCACACTCACCCAGTATGGGAAGACCATCTCAAGCCACGGGACAACCCTCTCAGGCTACGGCACACGCATCACCAACGCCGAGACGGCACTCACCAACCACGGCAGCAGCATCAAGACGATCTCCGACTGGAAAGACAAGATCGACAAGATCGGCAAGCTCGCCTCCATGACAGAGGTCGAGAATCTAAAGACGCTCATCAACAATGAGGTCTCACACTGGACACGAGAGGTGCATCCCAAACCTATAGACACCTACAAGACCCTCGCCGACCTCAAGACCATAGCCCAGCCGTGGGAGGCAGGCGACGACCCCGAGCGTCACATCAACGACCTATGTACCGTCATAGGCAATACGCAACCAGACAAGGGCGTCTCCTACCGCTTCATAAGGCACCCCAACAACAACACCTACAAGTGGGTCAAGGTCGTGGACAATGACGGCATACTAGCCCTCGACAAGCTCGACAAATTCACACAGAAATACGACCAGCGCCAGCAGATCATCGACAGCGACTCCCAGGCGAAGCAACAGAGCATCGACGACATGGCACAAAAACTCAAAGACCACAGTACTAAGATTGACAAACAAGGCAAGAAGATCGACGCAAGCTACAAGGTCACCGTCACCACAAAGGGCTACATACGCAATGGAGAGATCATCGACGGCACCACATCAGGAGGCGTCCCAGTGATACGCCACACGGCACACGTCTACGACATAGTAGGCAACAAAGTCACCGACACAGCCATCACCAGCAAGCTAACGTGGGTAATCAACAAGGGGCGCACGACCGCCCCCCTAGAGCGCCCCGTCACAGGCAACATCTGTGACGTCACCGCCAAAGACTTCGTCAAGGGCTCCGACAATCCTAACTACTACGACATCGAGCTCCGCAGTACGTTTTAGCCACAAGGGGGCTGAGCGTACGGCTCCGCTCCCCATCCAACCCTCAACCATCTAACATCTAATCCACACCCCTATGCTCCAATACACAGCCCGAGTTACATCACAAGACACCCCCCGAGTGGGAGGACGTAACCTCTTTCGCAAGGGGTATCTCTCCAATGGTATAGTTAACAAATTTGAAGTCCCGCTTGACGCTTTACAACCTCGTGAAGGAGACAACACCTACACCCTATCGCTAGACTATAAGATAAGCCCCGAAGATAAAGCCTCATCTCCTAGAATTACTTGTTTTTATACTGGGAACAAAAACATCTTTTGGGACTCCAAAGTAGTGCGTGACGGCGAGTGGCATCATAAAGAGTACACAATCAAGCTCGACATAGACGAGAGCAAATATCCAATCTATGGCTGGTTTACAGACTATGGGTCAGCCAATGGACGCACTATTGATATGGTCGCAGTCCGCAACATCAAGCTCGAGCGGGGGTCCATCGCCACCGACTGGACGCCCGCCCCCGAGGACGTGGCGGAGAGCGTCAGCACGGTCAACACGAGCTTGGTCTCGCTCGCCAGCACGCTACTAGACCCCAACGAGGGCGATATACCCCAGCTCTTCAGACAGCTAGACAAGCACAAGACCGACACCGACAAGAGCTTTGCGGAGCTGAACGACCACCCGCTGACCATCGACGACAACGGCTATTGGCAGATATGGGACCTCAAGCAAAAGAAGTACCTCACCACGCAGTACCCCTCACGTGGCGAGGACGCAGGACGCTACCTAGGCAGGGCTAAGCGCATACACCCCGACTTTAACGGCAACTACCTACTAGAGCCAGAGGGTAGTAGCTGGCAGACAGCCAAGGAGGGGGACTATGTGTATCTAGTCGGTGACCTCTCTAACAGAGGAGGGGACAAGGACACTTACTACATAGTCCGAGAGCACAAGAGCAAGACCGTGTGGGAGGTGTACAATATCAAGGGACACTCGCCCAGTCCCGAGTCAGTCCTCGGCACAACCCGCTTCGCCGAGCTACTGACGCAACAAGTAGAGACATCAGTAGATCCCAAGATCAACAAAATCAAATCAGGGACACTACAGATAGCCAATAATATACAGTCTCAACTGTGCGAGCTAGGCGTACTCAGCATATCCGATAGCGGCTACGTCAAGGTTAAGCAGCTAGACACCTGCCCCGCATACACCGATAACGCATACGTCGCAGGAGATATGCCCCCCATAGAGCCTAAGACGCATCAGATACAACTCGCTCTCAAGTCAGACGTGGCGGCACTCAGTAGCACGGTCACCAAGCTGCAAGGGCAACTACAGCGACTCGCCGCCAGCACACATATCACCCCGATAGCTAATACCGATCTGCGCAAGCAAGGCGGAGGCTCTACGCTCTATCCACAGTACGGTGACTGGCTACTCACGAGCGACAGCGCAGAGCAGTTTATATCATTCGCAGGACTACCGGGCGAAATCGGTAGGAGCATCTACATACAGACTCGCAAGCGCGTCTACCTCTACGCCAACGGACACTCCTTCAACGGACTCCCTGGCACCGACAAAAGCATCTCTGTCAATCAGTGGCTCGCCCACAATACGACTTATCGCTTCGTGCGAGCGTCAGCCTCCATGTGGTTCGTCACCGCCAGCTCCTCGCCCTATCCGTGGACGTAACCAACGATCAGCGACCAACCACCACCCAGCCCCCGCCCGCCGACCAGCCCGTGGGGGCTTGTCGTATCACCACTTAGTGATACCGCCAAAGACGTAGTCTAAGACCTTGCGGTTGGCTTCGTCGATCTTGCTATCGTCAAAGTCTATGTAGATATCGGTGACTGAGTTGTCAGCGTGACCGAGGGCGCGCCTTATCGTGTCCTTGGGTATATCCAGCCGTGACGCAAGTGTTGCCCACGTATGACGCGCCCAATAGGTGGTTAGCTCGTCACAAATAGGCTCGTACGTCCTGCGCCCCTGCTTACCTATATGCACCCGCCCCAGCTTCTTCAGTGCATCGTTGCAGTGCCCTATGTAGTCTTTGTAGTTCTTGTAGTTTTCAAAGACCCCGACAAGACGCTTTCGCCCCTTAAGACGCTCCAGCAGTTGCTCAGTCTCTGGCCACACCTTGATAGAGTATAGGCGACCCGTCTTGGCACGCTTATACTCGACACGCCCACGCTTGACCTCCGTAAGCCGTGAGAGGTCTACCATATTGATACCGATAAGGCAAAAGGAGAGCAGGAAGACATCACGATGCACCGCAAGGTCTGCGGGCAAGTCTAGCTGTATAATCTCTCGTAGCTCCTCCACAGTTAGAGCCCGCTTGCGTGTCTGCTCTGTACGTATCTTGAATCTCCTGAAAGGGTAGAGTGTCGTACGCTCATCGTCAATGGCGTAGTTGAAGACCGCACGGATATTGCGTAGCGGTATAGCCCGCCCGTTAGATGAGCGACTCGTCTTAGCTAAGAACGCCTCAAAGCGTCTCAGCCAACCCACGTCTACCTCCTCCCACCTCAGTTCCTCGCACCGCTTGTCAAAGGCTTGTATCCTACGCATCGTCTGTCTATAGAGGTCTCTCGTACCCTTGGCGGGTCTGCTCTCTGCAAACTCTTCAAAGGTTGCCCAAAAGCCCCCGCTGGGTATTCGTTTGGCTATCTTGCGTACAGTCAGACCTAGGTATTCGCCCACTACTTGCCGTACCTCTGAGACACTGTTAATATCATCTAGCGCGCCCTCGTATTGCAATCGTATGAGTGCCTCCTCTAGTGATACAATGCGCTCGTGTAGCATAGCGTTGAGCATACGCGCCTCGGGGTGGTGCACCACCTCCCGCATCTCATCGTCCCATTGCTCCAGCCATACACTCCAGCCCGTAGGCTCCACGACACTACGCCCCTTGAAGTTGTAGTACATAATGATAGGGTAGGTGCCGTCCGCTTTGGCTCGTCTCCTGTCTAATCTTAGTTTAGCTCTCATATCCTCTATTTGTCCTAGTCGTCCTATCCGCTTCGGAGCTTTGCGTGATAGGGTCGTCTTGGCACTTTTCGCTCTCTTTTTTGGCTCTTGCTCCGTAGCAAAGTTAGCACTTTGTGCGGTGCTTTGTGCTGAGAATTTGCTGAAACTTGCGCAGTTTTGCGCTCGTTTTTCGTGGTTTTGCATCGATTTGTGCTGAAATTGCGACAGAAAAACCGATAGGAAAGCCCGCTTTTCAAACGAAAATAGAGCGGTAAATGCCGCTCTATCAATCGTTTATCTACTTGGAGCGGAAGACGGGGCTCAAACCCGCGACCCTCAGCTTGGAAGGCGATAGAGCGG